TAACAGTTGGCGATATTCGCGCTATTGAAGCTAAGACTAAAGAGTTGTCAGCGGAAGCAGGAGAAGACGGCGATGTTGATCAACTAGAAATTCTCCGTTTTGTACTACGACTAGCAGTTGTAGGTGCAGAAGAAATGGCAGACGAAGATTTTGATACATTCCCCGTAGGAGAGCTTTCCTCTCTTTCAGAAGAAATTATTGGAACAACCCCTTCGGCGGGAAACGAATAAGCGAGAGTGATCTTTGGCTCTACGAGTTAGCTTTTCATTTAAAAATCCCTGTTTACCAAATTGAAAGTGAAATGCCTGCAAGTGAACTTCACATGTGGGCAAAATACTTTGAAGCAAGACCTATCGGTTGGAGAGAAGACAATCGAACCGCTATGATGCTTCAGAGTCAAGGCGTTAAACAGGAATCTAAGCAAATTTTTCCAACATTGTATCAACTCAAGAAATGGGAAGATCAAGCGGAAAATGAAACTATAATGAAGAAGTCTCTCGCAAAATCTATCTTTGGCGCTAAATTACAAGCGGCTCATAAAAAGGACTAAGCTATGCCATTATCTATTAGTGTAAAAAATATAAAATCTGAGTTTTTAAAAGCTCAGAGAAAAGTTAATAAGCAAATAAATCAAGAACAGCGAATTTCCGCTTTTCGTGCTTTAGATGATATTAGACGAGCTACACCGATAGATACTGGAAGGGCGAGTAAGTCTTGGTTGTTAACAAAATCACGTAACAACTTAAGAGACGCTATAGACGGAATACAGGCTACGACAATATTAGGGCCTGTACCCACTAACGCAGTAGAAAGATTATATTTTACAAATGGAACACCTTATATAGAGGTGTTAAACAGAGGAAGCTCTCAACAAGCGCCTCCTCGATTTATTGAACAAACACTTGGCAAATACTTCCGTATACGAGGGAGTAGCATTCGCACAACTTAATAGTAAAGACCCCTTGATGGTTAATATAACCACGAGGGGTTTTTTAGTTTAGGAGACAAACATGGCTGTTGAAATTGAGGTACGCAGTAATTCGAAACAGGCAAGGGCTGACTTAAATCAGCTAAATCGTGCTGTTGAGAATATCTCTGCAACCACTGACAAAGTTTCAAAGCAATTTGACAATCTTGTTAAAGCTTCTGCGGCGGCTTTCGCAGTAATCGGTAGTGCCAAGGCAATTACGCGAGTAACAGACTCGTATAGACGACTAGAAGCTAGAATTGCTTTAACTACAGATAGCTTACAAGAACAAAGAAACGCTTTTATACGTTTAAATAAAATTGCTATTGAAACAAGATCAAACCAAGAATCATTAGCAGATCTATATTCAAGAATTGGAAGAGCTACAAGAAAGCTCGGCGTAGATCAAGCTACTGTTATTCAAGTAACAGAAAACATTGCAAAGGCTATTACCATTTCAGGTTCCTCTGCAGAATCCGCAAATGCGGCAATCGTCCAGCTAGGTCAGGGCTTAGCGGCTGGTGCCTTGCGTGGACAAGAACTTAACTCAGTATTAGAACAGACTCCCGGTGTTGCTCAGGCAATTGCTAGAGGTCTTGGGAAAGACATTGGTCAGCTTCGAGCTTTTGCTAACGAAGGTAAATTAAGTGCAGAAGTAGTTATTAACGCGCTTAAAGACCAATCAGCCGCAGTTGATGCAGAGTTTAGAAAAATTAATCCAACTTTTGAGCAAGCCTTTACTGTATTCAGTACTGGTTTAGGAAGAGTTGTAAATGAACTTGACAACCTTACTGGTTTCTCAAATTCAATTGTAGAAGCATTGTTAAATTTAGGAACTAAACTTAATAATGTTGCAGTTCCGTTAAGAAACTTTATAGAAGGTTTATCACAAGGTGGCCTTTTTGGACAAGTTTTCTTTTCTACGCTACGTTCTTTAGGTCTAGTTGTACAATCTTTAGGCATTTTGTTTGCAGAGGCATTTAATCGACTTATTCCTTTAGAATTTTTACTTGGAATTCAAAGCTTAAGAGGAGCTTTGGTTTCTTTCTTCTTAGTAGGAACCTCTGATGTTATTAGGGTTCTTAATATTTTAGACATTGCGCTCTTTGATTTATCTAAAAGAATTGACGTATTTACTGCGTCTATTGCACGATCCCCTGTTGCTAAATTATTTAGGGGTGTTGCAGTAAGCATTGCAAGTGCGGCGGCAGACACTAGAATTGCAACTACCGTTCTTATAGAAAGCGTACTAATTTTAGAATCGTTAATTGTAACCAGAATTGCTAAAATTGGAATTTCTGCTCAAAGATTTATTGGTGTATTTACTAATACAATTGTAAGAACTACAACTGAACTGGAAAATTTTGATGATGCTGTAAGTGCAACATTCTCAAACTTTACAGGATCTATATCACAAGCTATAGACTCTTTATCTCGTTTAGAAGCGTTAGGTGAATTAACAAGAATCTTAGTAGATGTTGTACAAGAAGCAATTAAAAGCGGTAGTTCTCTTAAAGAGCTAAAGGATGCAGTTATAGGATTGTCTGATGCTTTAGAAAGCTCTTTTGGTCCTAGTTTAGAAAAGTTAAGAGGTGAAATATCAAGCGCTTTTGATACTATTGTTACAGATGTAAAAGGAAAGTCAAAAGAAATTATTTCTACGGTTAAGGACACACTAAGCGGAAAGTCAGATTTAGATTCTTCCTTTGGAGATCAATTTGTAAACTCTATATTTAGATCTTTAGGGGTTAATAGAGATGTAACCAAAGATTTTAAAAAGCTTCAAAATGGAATAAGCAAATTTGCTGATATAGTTTCAACAAATTTAAGAAAAAGCTATAGCGCTATTCGAACTTTTACAAACGATGTAATTTCATTTTTTGAAAAGATTTACATGAAGGTCATAGGTAACTCCTATTGGACCGATACAATGGAAGGGGTTTACAATCTTGCAGAAGTAAACCTGCGAAAAACAAAAAGAGCTTTAAAAGAGTTTAAAGAAGACGTATTAAGCGCTTTTTCAGACATACAGGTAGCAGGTGTAGCTTTAGGGCAAATACTTGGCGGAGTTTTAAGCTTTGCTATAGTCCAAACTGCAATTACAGGACTAACTCGGATTAATCCTATACTTGGCGCTATTTTCTCTGCGGCTAGTTTAGCTGTCTTAGCAATAAAGCTTCTCGGATTTACTATAGAAGATGTTGAAGGCAAATTATCTTCAGTTTCAAATAAGACTGCTGAATTTGCTCAAAACTTTAACCTGTTAACCACGCCCGGACGTATTTTACAAAACGTAAAGGCTGGCTTAAATGAGATAGGTGCTCTCGATAGCCTAATAGATACCGCAAAATTAATTAGAGCAGTATTTCAGCCAATTGGAAGCGCACTCAATTCAGTGTTTGGAGATGCAATTGCGGCGGCACTTGTTCTTGCTATTACTAATGCTAAATTTGGTATAGTGGGCGTTGGCCTCTCTATCGCCTCTTTACTAGGTGTTAGTATAATAGACACTTTAGATGAAGTATTGCAGGGTTTTGGAACTTCTACTGTTGCTATTACTGAAAGCACTTTTTCAAAGTTAGGTACTGTGTTAGGTACTACTATAATTGAAGCAATCAAACAATTACCTTCTTTCTTATTTGCAGTTGGTACTTCTTTTGTAGAGGGTCTTCTTACTTCTATTCCTGTTATTGGTGACATAGCAAATGCTTTATTAGGAGCAGTCAACGTAGTTTTAGCAGGTATTCCTGCAATTGCAACTGGCGGTCTATTATTAAGTCTTTTATTTGGTCCAAAAGGTTCATTAGGCTTTAATAATATTGTAACTCAAAGTTTAGGCACTATTTCTTTAGTTCAAAACACTATACGTGCTCTAGCAGGACTCCCGATTGTAGGTAGTGCAGGCGCTATTGGTACTATATTGTTTGGTAAAACTGGAACTGGCGGTCTTATTGCGCGTCTTACTAGTTTAGTTCCTTTCCTACAAACCTACTTTGCTGGTGCGTTTAATATTGTAGCGAAGGCTTTTAGTGCTGAAAGCTTAAACGCTCTGTTTTTACCTTTACAAGCTACAATAATCAGTGTTTTTGGCGGATTGTTTACTCAACTAAAAGCAATTGCTATTGCATTTACACAAGGGCAATCTTTAACAGACCTGTTTACAAGCTCTACAATTGGATCACCTACACAGTTAAAAGCTAGTCTAGCAACCTTCTTTGCAGGACTAAGGGGAGCAGATAGAGCGGCAGAAGCAACAGATAGAAAAGCAAGGACACGCGCAGGAAGACGCGGAATATTCGGCAAAGTTTTGTTTGGATTAGGAGGCCTAGCGGCTTTATTTACTAGCACTTCAGCCTTTGCTTCAGATGTAGAAGGTGTAAGTTCCGGACTATTAAGTAGTTTGTTGCAATATGCAGATATAGGCTTAATAGCGGCTTCTTTGTTTGGAATAGGCGGCATATCTGCGGCAGTTGGTTATGTAAGCGCAGGAATAGCGGCTGTTTTGGCTCCGGTTTTGACGGGGCTAACTACTGTCTTGTTACACCCTGTATTTCTAACTATTGCGGCTATTGTAGCGGCAGTTGCTGCAGTTGGTGCAATTGGTGTTGCTTTGTTTGGAGCAGGGAATACTTTTTTCGAAAAGTTAGATGACGCAAATATAAGAATACTGAACCAATTTGGGTTAATAGATTCATGGGTAAGTGGATATTCTAGAGAAAGTGCATTAGAAAAAGCATTAGTAGGTGATTTTGATCCTAAGTCTTTTTCTGGCGCTATTTCTAGAGATATTAATATTAGAAGCCCTAAAGATCTAATTAATACTCAAGACTTAAATGTCAACGCTTTATCTGGTGATGACTTCCAAGAATTACTAGCTAGCTCTTTAGAACTAAAGAAGGCTATATTTGAAGTTAGAGATCTTGAAAGCAGAGCTTACGTAACTGCAAGAGATAGTCTTAGGGCTCAAAATGATGTAGTTGCGGCTACTCTTAAAACTAATGCTTTAATTGAAAATGCAAGAAAAGCGGCTGTTGAAACTGGTCGTCAAATCATAAAGGTTGGTGCTACAGAAGAAACTGCAATAGGTACTGCGGACACTACAATCTTCACTAGTATTGTTAGGCCGTTTGCCCAATTAGGCGATACGATTACTCGATTTATCAGTTTTGGAGGTCTTGAAGCAGGACTAACACGAGCGGTTGACGAAAGAAATCGTAATCAACAATCGCAAGAAGGCCGTTCTAGCGAAGACGAAGTAGAAACTCTAAATAAAGCGCTTGAGGATCTCAGAAAATTTGAACAGCAATTTGGCAGAAGTGTTGGTGAAAACTTTGCTAAAGAAATTGGAGACATTGAAACCGAACTTAACAACCTTCGAGACTTTGATTTCTTTTCTGGGTTGTTTAATGATGATGAAATACAAGCAGGTACTGATAAGCTTAAAGAAAGATTAAGGCAAGCATTAGCTGATGCTCAAGATAACCTTGTGTTATTCGGCGGTGCTGAGAAAATAAAGAAAATAGCAGAAAGCTTTGGTATTGAATTAAACAAAAATGCTCTTTTGTTTGCTTCTCCTGGTCAAAGGTCTGAGGCGCTTGCCTTAATTAACCAATATGAAATTGCAGTTAGAAACTTTGAAAATTCTACTTCAGCCAACATAGCGGGTAACGCGGCGGCTGTAAAGGCTCTAGAAGTTGCTCTTAAAACTTCACTAGGTTCTAGAGGAACTGCAACTAATACGCTATTAGAAGGCGCAGGCCTTAACGCTCTGTCTGATAATGAGTTCTCTAGGTTTAGTGAAGGATCATTTGCAAAAGTAGTAAGCGGCTATGGATCAATTGCCAAACTTGAAAATGAGCTTGTAGCCCTAAATGGTGCTAACTTTGAAGAAGAGCAAAGGATCAGGCAAGAAATTGAAGCTCAGAGATTAGCGCTTAGACAAGTTATTAATGACACCATTACATTTACTGAGTTAATTAGTTCTATAAATCTTAGCGATTTCCAACAAATAAATCTTGGTACAGAAGATTTTTCAACTGTTCTTACTGCTCAATCTAAAATAAATGACTTAAGACTAGAGCAAGACAGTTTAGCTAAAAATGATATAGCTAATTATCAAAGAATTGAACGCCTAATAAGAACTCAAGAAGAAACAATTCAACGTATTCTTAATTCTACTAGGTCTTTGTCCGAAATAATTAGTGATTCAGGACTTAGCGAGCTAGGTGCTACTAGAGTTGATAGTGCTAATTTATCGAAGCTAGAGGCCGCAACTCTTAGAATTACAGAGTTAAGGCAAGAACAAGTTAAACTTGGTGATGAAACCCTTGCTCAATATCAAGAAAACATTGCTCTTATTAGAGAACAAGAAGAAATCATTAATAGAATATTAGACGGCACTGCAAGTGTTGGCGATCTATTAGGTAAATTTTCTGATGTAACTAATATACTTGGTGATGCAGATATAAGCAGACTAATTACTGACAATATAAAATTAGTTAGACTGCGAAGAGAGCAATCAGAGCTTGGCAAAGAAGACGTTGAACGATACAGAGAAATAGATACTGAAATAAACCGTATAGTCAATGGGCAAACTAGACTTAACGATTCTATTAGTAGAGGCGTTCAATTTGCAGAGGATCTTAGGAGTACTTTCCAAAGTACAGTAGAAGGTATATTCCAAGGCACTAATGATATTGGAGACATTTTTGATAATGTTTTAAAACAAATATCGGCTTCTGCTATTGAGAGCACTGCTCAAAGTATTACAGATATTGTATTTGGACAAGATAATACTCAGCTAGAAAACTATTTTGGCAAGCTATTTAAATCGGCTGACGAGGAAGGTACTAATTGGCTTACTCGTATTGCTAAAGGTGCTCAAGATATTATTACTCCAGTATTTGATGGAATCTTTGGAGAAGGCGCTCTTGGTGAATTTGGTGGATTTATTAACGATATCTTCGGAGGTATTTTCGGAGGAAGTGAAGAAGCACCAGATGGTAGCTCCAGTAGTCCATTCTCTGTTAGGCTTGTAGAGGGCTTAGAAGACATAGGCGGTAGCATTAGTGATACGCTAAACGATGTATTGCCCGGAGTAAACGAAGAAGTAGGCGAAGGTGGCAAGGTTCTTGATAAAATCAAAGAAAAGTTAGGACTAGGCGAAGAGGGCGAAGGCTTCTTTACTAAAGTCTTTACTGGCTTTAAAGATCTTGTCTCTAATGCAGGAAGCATATTAACTTCTGGATTTAGCTCTATTGTTGGAAGTGTAGGTAGTTTGTTAACTACTGGATTCCAAGGAATTGTCAGTGGTATCGGTGGACTGTTTAGCTCAATTGGCGGTTTATTTAGTGGCGGCGGCTCAAGCGGCGGAATCTTTAGCTCTATTCTAAGCGGAGTTACTAGCTTTTTCACTGGTGGATTTAGTGGTGTATTCGACACTATTACAGGATTATTTACTGGCGGCGGCGGTGAAGGCGGTGGTCTTCTTAGCTCTATATTAGGCGCGTTTGGAGGCGGCTCAGGCGGCGGTGGCGCTTTAAGTTTACTTGGCGGTGGCGGCGGTCTTATTGGTGGCCTTTTAGGAGGCTTAGATAAGCGCGGTGAAAATGCAGACGGCACTAAAAATAACCCTTATTATGTAATACCTGTTCAGGAAGAAAGCGTATTGTCTAATTTATTAGGCGGTGGACCTCTTGCAGGACTAGTAGAAGGGTTCCTTGGTAATGGCCCATCAGACACTTTGTTTGGGGGCGCATTTAGCGCATTAACTGCTACCGGACAAGGTGGAGCTATGGGGGAATGCCCATGCGGAGAGTCTAATCAACTGCTAGAAAAGTCAATTGGAGGTTTAGCTCCTAGCCTAGATGGCGTCTTCCAAAAAGGAGTTGACGGCTTTGGTGGAGTATTCAGTCAGTTACCACAATTGCTTAGTGGCTTACTTGGAGGTGGCGGAGGCGGCGGTAGTTTCCTTAGTACTGCTATTGGCTTCGTAAGCAGCTTCTTTAATGACGGAGGCATTGTGCCTGGTGGTGGACCAACTCCTGTTATGGCTCATGGTGGAGAAATGATTCTTAACAAGCGTCAGCAAGCAAATCTATTTAATACAATGGATAAGTCTTCAGGAACTGGTGCTAACCAACAAAATATTAGCATTAATGTTAACGGGGATATCTCTCGTCAAACCAAGAAAGAAATCTTCACTATGCTACCACAAATAGCTACTGGTGTAAATCAATATAATGTCGAAAAAGGTAATTAAAAGTAAGGAGAATTAAATGGCGACATATCAATTTGAAGGTCAAGATATAGTCGCTCCCTTTCGAATTACATCTAATGAACCTGCTTTCTCTGCGGATACGGTAACGTTGAAAACCCGTAGAGTAAGGCAGGGTGCTCAAAGATGGGAACTCGAATTTGGAGTTACAATGACCGACGCTTCTAGTTTTCTTGCTGATACTGTTTCTACATTTCACGATTTACTCACTATGGAAATGCCTCAGTTAAATTCTAGAGGAGAAACTATTTCGCAAGGAACTTCAACTTCTGCGGTTACAACTAGTGGAGTTCATTCTGCAAATGATTCTACTGTTACACTTACAGGAGCTAACGGTACTATTTCAAAAGGTAGATTTATTAAGTTTGGAAATCATAATAAAATTTATTTAGTTACTGCAACCTACTCAGGTACTGGTGACATAAGTATATATCCTTCCTTAAGATCTTCTGTTCCGGCGGCTACTTCTGTATTGTATCGAGATAGTACAGACAATATAACTCTTTCAGCTTATAGAGATGTAACTAATATTAACGGTATTATATTTACCGATGGTGTTTTATCCGAAGCAGGAACTATAAACTTAATCGAGGCACTTTAACATGAAAAATACTCCAGCATCAATTATGACAGCAATCACAAGTGATGTTTGTGACCCGTTTTTATTGCTTGACATGGAGTTTGCTTCAGGTACGATTAGATTAACAAACCTTCCTTATAATGTTGTTGTAGGTCCAGATACCTACATTTCTGATGGAGGGCTAGTTGAGTTTAGTCCTCCACAGCTTACTTCTAATGTTAATCGAGAAACATATCGAATTAAAATAACTGATTACCAAAATACATATAAAGATGAATTTGAAGCTAATGCAGTAGGTACTCCAGTAACTGTAAGGTTAGGGGTAAATGATGATACTGCAAATTTAGATATAGTATATAAGGGAAGAATAGATGCTACTCGTATTGAAACAAACCCGAGTGAAGGTAGTAAAGATGCAATAATAGATTGCTCTTCACCTTTTGGAGCTTTAGATAGAACAACAGACAGAAGAACAGATAAAGATACTCAACGACAGATTGATGCAACAGATACTTGTTTTGATAGAATTCTTTTTGAGGTTTCCAACATAGAACTTAGGTGGGGTAAGGTATGATTTGGCCACAAGCAATTATAGCTGTAATTTCAGCAGTTTATTCTTATACCCAACAACGAAAAGCAAAGAAAAGAGCAGAAAGAGAAGCTGAAAAGAGAAAAGGTTTTGAACTTTCTGTTCAAGCAAAAGCGCGCTCACTTCCAATATGTTACGGAAGAACTAAAGTAGGCAGTACTCTTTCAGAAGTACAAGTTAATGGTAGTTACACGCATTCAACACAAACAGGTGCAGATGGTGAAGCTTACGTATTTGGTTTAAGCTCTAGTAAAAATCCTAGCAAACCAAAGAATGAGTTTTTAGGCGCTCAATACGCTATATGTCAAGGTGGAATTCAATCGGTTGTAAACGTAGAAGTAGATGACCTTGATTGGGATGATTCCGAATTTATAAAAGATAACAAAGGCGGTCATAGAATTGTAGTTCACACTGAAGGTGGAACCGCAGATCCAATGGCTGTTGCAAATGGTTTTAATAGCAATTCTAGATTTACTGAGTGCGCGTATGCTAGTGTAGTATACTACTTAAACAGAGACGATCCACAATACAGTGGAGTTCCTGATCTTACTTTTTATGTAGAAGGTTTAAAGATACCAACTATCGTAGAAAATTCAGGAAATTATACATACGACAGAACAGGCACTAAAAATTATTCAACCAATCCTGCTTTAATTCTTATAGACTATTTAACTGCAGAGTATGGCGCAAATATAGCAATTGGCGATATAGACTTAGAATCTTTTTACAATGCGGCACAATTGTGTTCTTCCTCAGTAAACCCCGCAAATGGTTTAGGAGCTATTGTAAGAAGGGGAAAAGTTTGGGAAAAAAGAACAGGCTATAGAGCGGCATCTCCTAGCGGTAATAGCTATTTAGTAGTACCTGATGAAACTGTACAGGATATTGAACCCGGCGCAGACATAGTATTTCTGTATTCAGAAAGTGTTGGCTGGTATAGCTTTAATATAAACAATGTTTATTTTGACGTTAACTCTCAAACTTATCGAGTTAATATTAGTAATGTCAGCATTAACGGCGGTGCGGATCCTATTACTGCCGCTACCGTATGGACTGATGGACAAGTAACTTCTTTTTGGGTCTCAGCAACTACAGGCGAAGATGCCTTGCCTTTATACGAGTGCAATACGACACTAGATCCTTCAGCACCTGTTAGAGACAATATTGATGATATTTTGTTTTCAATGGGAAATGCAGACTTAGTTTATTCTGAAGGTAAATATAAGTTAAATTTAACTTATTTTGCAACTCAAACAGAACTCTTAAACGATGCTACTAGTACTTTAACTATTACTGATGACATTTTAAAGTCAACAGAGATAAAAATAACTTATCCAGATATTCAAACTAGATTAAATCAATGTACTGTACGATACAGTAATGAACAAGAAGACTTTAAAGGTGATACGGCAACATGGCCTCCCACAGGCTCTGCGATTCACGATGCCTATCTTGTTGAAGATCAAAATATAATTTTAAACACGTCTATAAGTGCAGACACTATTAGTGATCCTTATCATGCTCTTGCTCGTGCTGAACAAACAGTTAGAGAATCTAGAAGAGCAGTATTATATGAGTTTGCTATATTTGGTGAAGGCTACAAACTAGAACCCGGCGATCATATTAAGTTTAATTCAGTTATGAATGATTTAACTGACGCAAATGACATAGCACTAGTTCGAAGTGTTAGTATTGACGAAAACTTTTCCGTTCAAGTAGAAGCTGTAAAGGTCAATACTAGTGATTTAGCTTGGAACGTTGCAGATGATCAGTTTAGTGATTATCCTCCCCATGTAGACTTCTCAGTTCAACCTATATCGTTAAGTAACAGTTCTATTCCTGAAGCTGACTTGTCTAATAGTACAGTATATGGCTACTATGTAAACACAGAAGATCAAAATATATTTCTAAGATGGGAAGAAGCAGAAGATGCCGCTTTATTTGATCAATATGAAATAGAAGCCCAACTTGGCGGTAGTTCTGATCCGGATAAATGGTTTCAGATAGCTACCACAAGAAACGAATCATTTACCTACACTCCCGGAAATCCTACTGATAGTATATATTTCCGAGTTAGAGTTGTTAACTTAAACGGTCGTAAATCTTCATGGTCAAATTCAATTGGCCCTGTTACTATATTATTAGAAGCTACTGCAGGCATTGTAGGTGCTTTTGATACTGGTGCAATTATTTATCAAGAACAATCTAACGGCACATACACTGCTACTGATAGTAATACTCGTTTTGAAGTTCGTAAAAACTCAATTGTTTTTGAAAGACAAGACTTTAATCCAGTAGGCACACTTGACGATAACAAGTGGTGGGTAGTAGGCGTTACTAATACAGGTACTTACACCGTTACAGAAACTGCTTTTAATTCAGGAGATAACTTTCTTGACTTAGATACAAACGGTTTTAGTGTTGATGGTAGAATTACTGTTGAAATTGCTGTTAAAATACCCCGATTTAGTGCTGTAACTTATGAGTTTTCTGTGCCTGTTTCTGGTGCAAAATACGGAAACAAAGGTGATACCGGTGCTAAAGGCTCTACAGGTGAAAAAGGTTTAAAAGGTCTTCAAGGACCACAGGGCAACCAAGGCGTTAAAGGTGATACCGGTACAAAAGGTACGACAGGTGCCAAAGGTATCACTGGAGATAAGGGCACTACAGGTGACCAAGGCGCTAAGGGCGATACTGGTACAAAAGGTACGACAGGTGCTAAAGGTACAACAGGTGACAAAGGTACAACAGGTGACAAAGGTGTCACTGGTGACCAAGGCGCTAAGGGTGATACTGGTGCTAAGGGTACAACCGGTGCTAAAGGTACTACAGGTGATAAAGGTACTACTGGTGACCAAGGTGCTAAAGGTGATACTGGTGCTAAAGGTACAACAGGTGATAAAGGTAGTACAGGTGACAAAGGTGATACCGGTGACAAGGGTGTTAAAGGTATTACTGGAGACAAGGGTGATACTGGTCAAAAAGGTATTACAGGTGACCAAGGTAACAAAGGTGATCAAGGAGCTAAGGGTGACCAAGGCGCTAAAGGCATTAAAGGCTTAGTTGGCGTTAAAGGTTCTCAAGGCGATAAAGGTACAACAGGTGACAAAGGTGTCACTGGTGACCAAGGCATTAAAGGTACTTTAGGCCAAAAAGGTGCACAAGGCGCCCAAGGTCAAAAAGGTTCTACTGGCGACAAAGGCGACCAAGGACAAAAAGGTGTCCAAGGCGAGCAAGGAGCTAAAGGTGCTACTGGTCAGAAGGGTACTACTGGACAAAAAGGTGTTACCGGAGACCAAGGTAACAAAGGTGATCAGGGAACTAAAGGTGACCAAGGCGTTAAGGGTCTTAAAGGACTAGGTGGCGTTAAGGGTGCACAGGGTGATAAGGGTACTACAGGTGACAAAGGCGTTACCGGAGACCAAGGCATTAAAGGTACTTTAGGCCAAAAAGGTGCACAAGGTGCCCAAGGTCAAAAAGGTACTACCGGTACTAAAGGTGACCAAGGCGTTAAGGGTCTTAAAGGGCTAGGTGGCGTTAAGGGTGCACAGGGCGATAAGGGTACTACAGGTGATAAGGGTACTACTGGCGATCAAGGCATTAAAGGTACTTTAGGCCAAAAAGGTGCGCAAGGTGCCCAAGGTCAAAAAGGTACTACCGGTACTAAAGGCGACCAAGGCATTAAAGGTACTTTAGGTCAAAAAGGTACTACGGGTGATCAAGGTGACAAAGGTACTACCGGTGATAAGGGTACTACTGGCGATCAAGGCATTAAAGGTACTTTAGGCCAAAAAGGTGCACAAGGTGCCCAAGGTCAAAAAGGTACTACTGGACAAAAAGGTGTTACCGGAGACCAAGGTATTAAAGGTACTCTAGGTCAAAAAGGTGCGCAAGGTGCCCAAGGTCAAAAAGGTACTACTGGTCAAAAAGGTGACACTGGACAAAAAGGTGTACAAGGTGACCAAGGTGTTAAAGGTACTCAAGGTCAGAAAGGTACTACTGGACAAAAAGGCGATACCGGACAAAAAGGTGTACAAGGTGCTCAAGGCATTAAGGGTGACCAAGGACAAAAAGGTGTTCAAGGCGCTCAAGGTGACAAGGGCGCTACTGGTGACAAAGGCGCTCAAGGACAGAAGGGCATTAAGGGTACTTTAGGTCAAAAAGGTGCCACTGGTCAAAAAGGTGACACTGGTGATAAAGGCCTTAAAGGTATTCAAGGCGCACAAGGTGTCAAAGGTATTAGTGGTCAGAAAGGTGCTACAGGCCTTAAAGGGGTTACAGGTGACACGGGTACTAAAGGTGATGCTGGATTAAAAGGAGGACAAGGATTACAAGGTTCTCCCGGCAACAATGGTGAAACTAACTTCCCTTACTACACTAATGCTCCTATTACTTATAGTGCTTCTAATCTTGTACCTACGGGATCCCCCGGTGCTTCTAACCAGTTTGCTACTAATGGTGGAACTTATTTCTGGTGGCCAAATGCTACTAACGTGCCCGGCGGCGTAACTGCTATTAGATGGCAGATTTATGCTATTGAATCAAATCCTTCTAGTATTACTGCTTCTTCTTTTACTAATCCCTTCACTGTAGAAGGCGCTCAGGGACCAACTGGTGCTAAAGGCACTAAGGGTGTACAAGGCGTTAAAGGTGTACAAGGCGTAGAAGGTGATGCAGGACAAAAAGGAGATACTGGACAAAAAGGCGCACAAGGTGCCCAAGGTAATAAGGGTACAACTGGTCAAAAAGGTGCTCAAGGTGCCCAAGGTATTAAAGGTACTCAAGGTCAAAAGGGTGCACAAGGCGCACAAGGTCAGAAGGGTGCTACTGGACAGAAGGGTGATACCGGACAAAAGGGTGTAACTGGTGATAAAGGCGCACAAGGTGCTCAGGGTAACAAAGGTAACCTAGGTCAAAAAGGTGCTCAAGGTGCCCAAGGTATTAAAGGTACTCAAGGCCAGAAAGGTGCACAAGGTGCCCAAGGTAACAAAGGTAATACCGGACAAAAGGGTGATACCGGACAGAAAGGTGTTACTGGTGATAAAGGTGCACAAGGCGCTCAGGGTATTAAAGGTACTACTGGTCAGAAAGGTGCACAGGGTGCTCAAGGTAACAAGGGTAATACTGGACAAAAAGGTGCACAAGGTGCCCAAGGTAACAAGGGTGCTCAAGGCCAGAAAGGTGCACAGGGTGCCCAAGGTAACAAGGGTAACACTGGTCAAAAAGGTGACACTGGACAAAAGGGTGTAACTGGACAGAAAGGTGCCCAAGGTGCCCAAGGCCAAAAAGGTACTACTGGTCAAAAGGGTGCACAAGGTGCCCAAGGTATTAAAGGTACTCAAGGTCAGAAAGGTGCTCAAGGTGCTCAGGGTAACAAAGGTACTACTGGTCAAAAAGGTGACACTGGACAAAAGGGTGTAACTGGACAGAAAGGTGCCCAAGGTGCCCAAGGCCAAAAAGGTACTACTGGTCAGAAGGGTGCACAAGGTGCCCAAGGTATTAAAGGTACTCAAGGTCAAAAAGGTGCACAAGGTGCCCAAGGTAATAAGGGTACAACTGGTCAAAAAGGTGCTACTGGACAGAAGGGTGATACCGGACAGAAGGGTGCTCAAGGTGCTCAGGGCCAAAAAGGCCAAACGGGTCAGAAAGGTGCACAAGGTGCTCAGGGTAACAAAGGCGCGCAAGGTCAAAAAGGTGCACAAGGTGCACAAGGTAACAAAGGTAACACTGGACAAAAAGGTGCTACTGGTCAGAAAGGCGTTACTGGTGATAAAGGTGCTCAAGGTGCTCAAGGTCAGAAAGGCCAAACGGGTCAGAAAGGTGCTCAAGGTGCTCAGGGTAACAAAGGTACTACTGGTCAAAAAGGTGCTACTGGTCAAAAAGGTGACACTGGTCAGAAAGGCGCTCAAGGTGCTCAGGGCCAAAAAGGCCAAACGGGTCAGAAAGGTGCTCAAGGTGCTCAAGGTCAGAAAGGCCAAACGGGTCAGAAAGGTGCTCAAGGTGCTCAAGGTCAGAAAGGTGCTCAAGGTCAAAAAGGTGCCACTGGTCAAAAAGGTGACACTGGTCAAAAAGGCGCTCAGGGTGCTCAGGGTGCTAAGGGTAACCAAGGCCAAACAGGTCAAAAAGGTGCTCAAGGTGCCCAAGGTCAGAAAGGTGCTCAAGGTCAAAAAGGTGCCCAAGGTGCCCAAGGTCAAAAAGGTACTACTGGTCAAAAAGGTGCCACTGGTCAAAAAGGTGACACTGGTCAGAAAGGTGCTCAAGGTGCCCAAGGTGCTAAGGGTGACCAAGGCCAAACAGGTCAGAAAGGTGCTCAAGGACAAACAGGTGCTAAAGGTAACAAAGGCGTAACTGGGCAAATAGGTACAAAAGGAGAAGAAGGTGATTCTGGTGCTACTGTAGCTATTGATACTGCAGTTGCTATTGCCAGTGATGCTAATAAGTCTGCTTTAGTTCTTGTTGTTAAAGGCTCTGCTGTTCAAGCCAATGACATCTATTGGCATATTAGAACAGATCAAATGTGGTCTTATACAGGATCTGCATGGTCTAAACTTAACACTATATCTAATGGTACTGGTGCAAACTCTATTAATTTTAACGGTACAAATAATCGTATTGAAATTAGAGATGCTAGTAGCGTTATTCGTGTTAAAATTGGTAACCTAGCTTAATGATATATAAGGGGTTTTTATAGCCCCTTTTTCATTAATCGATCACTCTATAGAAGAATAATTAGCTTAGGAGGTATTATGGCTTCTTATAAATTTGAGCTAAATACAAGTGCTCCTGCTTATCAAATAGAACTGGCAAGAGTGGGTGCACAAGGTGCAGAAGGCCCCGCCGGAGGTGGTTTAGACTGGATTACTCTTGCTACTGCTTTCTCATCAACACCATCGTTAAATACCCAGCTGGTAGGCGGTGATGTTTATACTTATCAATACAATAACGATACTTTGACTCTATATAGATATGTTACTTCTAATTCTGATGAATTTTATCAGGATTTTGATGGTACAAACTTAACAACTTTAATTGCTAGCAAATTACAATCTATAACCCTATAGGAGATTAACTCATGGCTTTTGTAGCTACAGACTGGTCAATTGCGGCCAATGGCGATATTCGCTATATAGGTGACACGCACGGTGGTGCTTCACCTAGCTATGCCACAGTTATCGAATTCCACAGAGCGTTGCAAGACTTCGCTGATGATCAAGCGGCTTCGGGTGATGATTTACTTGATATTTCAAGTTTAACACCATCGGATCGCTCGACAGATAACATTATTACTCTGCTTAATGGATTTAACATTGACGACACAGCGGCTCAACACCTCTTTGACGGCTCTATTATCCAAGCAAACGGTAATGATATCTATGACGGTATCGTTAACTTTGGTAACGCAACATATATTAATGTTCTTCAAAATGGCGCTCTTATTGTAGACGATTTTTGGAATTCATATTCACCCGCTGGTTTCAACAATGATGCAAACCAAGGTATTTCTCACCGATTTATGGTAAAAGTAAGATCAGGCGGTTCAGATACAGACGGTCGTCGTCTTATTGGTCTTTCTCGTGAATTTGGTAAAACCTATTCAGAATTTTCAATTAATGGTTCTGCCCGTGGTAACAACGTACTTGCGTTGTCTCAAGCAGACGATTTAAACAACCAAACAGCAGTTGGCACAGTTGCCGCTTATGGCTTTTCTAAAACTGAAGGCTACGTAGAAATTGATGTTCAAGCAGATGGCTCACCTGAAGATTTCTACATTGAGTGGAACATCGGTGGTGCCGCTATTAACCAGCTTTACGAATACTCTAAGTGGTTTACACGTCGTGGTACTGCTCAAACTATTATGGGGCTTGACGGAGATGTATTCCGTGGAGTTACTAACGAATTAACTGTTAGTCAAACTGGTGGTACTTTTGTAGAACCAGAATCTTTAAGTTGGACTGGCGGAACTGGTCAAGTTCTTGCAGTAGATTCAACAACGGCGGCTACTAAGGTTTGGATTCAAGTACTAACAGGTTCAGCACCTAGCTCAGGTACTATTACAGGTAACGGAGGAGCTACTGCAACAGTTAGTGCAAATACTTCTCGTACTGTTCCTAGCGTTATTGCTGGTGCTTCTACTGGAACTGCGCTTCTTGGTGCATACGGTTTTGGTGTCCGTGCTGTAGATCTTAAAGCTACCGATAGTGTTACAGATTTGTCAAACACTGTTGTTAGTCCACCAAACAATGTTACGTTTACAGTAAGTGGATTGATTACTGGCGAAGACAGAGTACTCGTTACTCGTGATAGCGGTGCTTCTTCTATTGACAAAGATCAATTTACGCTAGCTACCGCACTTACTGGCTCCGCAGAAACTTCTGTTGTTGTAGGAACGTCTATTCCTTCAGATACTCCTGCTTCAGGAACTATTCGTGTTGTAAACGATTCAGGCTTTGATGTTTTCTTGCCTTACACTAGCTTCACAGGAAGCACGTTTACTTTAACAAGTTCTTATGACTTCTCTGGAGTTGACGAGAATGATGGTGCTGCAATTAGTAACAATGTTTACATTACTTACATTGATGAACTTGCAGATGCAGTTGCTGTTACAGCAGGAAACTTTGTAAACGGTGTAGAATACGTTATTACTAGCGTAGGCACAACTGACTTTACTCTTATTGGTGCAGGATCTAACACTCTAGGTGTAGTATTTACAGCTACTGGTGCAGGAACTGGAACAGGTGAAGCTAAGCCTTATAACACTACAGCAACGTTTACTGTAGTTTACAATGTAGATCGTAGCTTGTTTATACGAGTACGTGATGGCGGAACAAGCCCAATTAAGACGTTTGAGACTACAGGTACTTTGACGAATGCTGGCGGTTCTACTACCGCAATTCGTACAACAGACGCTTAATCTAACAACCAGGGGTCGAAAGGCCCCTATTATTTTTTTATTTTAGGAGTACTTTAAATGGTTGCTTCAGTTGACTTTCGTGGCACACGAGTAAACTCCGCAGATACAGCTACTGGCTGGGGAGGCATTAACGTAGGTGGACAAACAAATGCAGAACCTCAGTTAAGATATCAAGGAACCAATGCTGTAAATAAAAGAATTACCTCTACAAATGGCCGTGCGGGTCTAGATTACGATCCCGGTAGCGGAGCTCTTTCTTTTAATACAGACCCAAACTCTCTTTGGTTTTGCAAAGTTTATGTTGCTGACTTTGGAGATTTAAATACAACCTATGGTGTAGAAGTTAGAATAGGCTCTAGCAATGCTAACTACTTTTCGTATAATATTGCGGGTTCGACTTCAACCAACAGCTCTTTTTCTGGGTATCCCGCTCAAGGCGGTTACTTGATTGTTCCAATTAATCCATCAGATGCTAACTACCGTTTTAGTACCGCAGGCAACCCCGCGCTTACCGGTATAGACTTTTTTGCAGTTTTAGCCCAATTTGTAACTGGCGGAGCAAAATCTGAAAACCTTGCTATGGACGCTATTGATGTTGGCGAAGGGCTTAACATTAGTGGCACCGATGGAACTTTTTTAGACTTTTTAGAATTTGATCAAAACACAGTTAATAACAGATATGGGGTAGTAACTGGTCTTGCTCCTACAATTGAATGTAATGGTAAACTTAATTTTGGAAGAACAGGCAACTCTGCCACGCCTACTACTGTAAGCTGTACATTTAGCGACAGTGAAAACATTGTTTTGTTTAGAGATGGCTTTTTTTCGTCCGGTGATTCAGGGATATTAATAGATTTAGGTAACGCCTCTACTGATATAACAATAGGTGCGTCACTAACAGGGCTAGGAAGTACTGCAGTTAGCGATACTCGCCCTGTATTTGAAACTACAGGTACCGCAGGAGTTTTATTATTATCTGGAGCAACTTTAAATAATTTTAAATCTGCTGGTTTTAATTCATCTTCTACAATAAATAATTCTCTTTTAGATGTAGAAACGCTAACAATAGGCGGTGCTACTTTTGATAATACGGAAGTTGTAACAGCTTCCCTTATAAACACTGCTACTATCACTACTGCAAGTACAGCTGATATAGCTAATTTAACAAATATGCAATTTACGCAATCCGGTGTTGCAGGACATGCTATTGAAATTACTAGTCCGGGAACTTACAATTTTGACAATTTTAAGTTTTCAGGTTATGGAACTTCAGCTAGTGCGGCTGTGAGTAACGCAAGTAATGGATTGGTTACTATAAACGTTACTAACGGAGGCGACACGCCTACTGTTTCTAATGATCTAGGGGCTAGTACTGTTATTAATAACGCAGTTCCCTTAAGCATTACCAATATAGTAGACGGAAGCAGACTTTATATCGTTAATGAAACAGACTCTGTTGTTCTTGCTAATGTGTTAATTTCTGGAACTACTAGCTACTCTGATAGCATTAATTTTACTGGTAACAAGAATTTATTTATTCGAGTAAGAAACTCAAGTGTTGCCCCATTTTATAAAACATTTACTAGTACAGGTACTCTTACTTCTTCAGGGTTTTCTTTGGCAGTGAATCAGGAGCTTGATCAATAATGGCAATTCTTTCAGAACAAGAAATTATCAATCGTAATAATATAAATTCATTACATCAAGCTCTTATTTTAGAAAGATCTAGAATAGACGAATTTAAAACAGAAAACGACGGACTACGAAAATCAGTAGTTCAACTACAACAAGAAATTAATGCTCTTAGAACTCAAGTAGTGTCAGTAATGGCATCTTCAATGGGGCATAGTACATCGAGGTGATTTATGGCAATTACTATTGACTGGGGTCAAAAAATAATTAACGTACCGAAAGCGGATCTTACGTTAATTCAAAGCACCCCTACTGAAATTCGCCAATTAAATCTTGATACTTTTCGGCAAACACTAAATGACTTGCAAGACGATCCTGCAGGGATGACTTTTCCTACTACTCATAATCATAACACAAGTCTTACAGTAGGAGGCGTTACGCTTGCTCGTGTTATTGAGATTATTAATGGTTATACTGTTACGTTTGAAGACGGGCAATATGCTGTTAACTTAGTTGGTGCAAACTCAAATGTAGGTGATGTAGTAAACGTAAACCAAGTGTCAGTACGTAGTGCTAACTCTGCAGGACTACAAGACTTGTCAACTGTCCTTGCGGCGGCTTACAATGGTGAAGTGTGCGTAGACCCTTCTTCTCCAAACTCAGGAACCGATGTACCTATTGGTACTCGTGGAGTTCCTGTAAATAACTTAGAAGACGCTAAGGCTATTGCAGACAAGGAAAACGCACATAATATTAGAATATTAAAATCTATGACTATCAGAGATGTAGATTTTTCTGCTGGTTATCGTTTTATTACCGACAGTCCTGTGACAGAGCAGATCGTAGTAGATCCTTCGGCAAACATACGTAATTGTGACTTTGAGTTTTGTAACATAACCGGAACACTTGACGGAAACAATATTTACCGCCAGTGTGTCTTAGGCGACATAACCTATACTTCTGGTTTTGTATTCCAGTGTAGTCTTAACGGGACAATCACATTAGAGCCCGGCGCACTTATGGGTGCTTTGGACTGCTTTAGTAACACGTTGGCGGGACAGCCTAACCCTAAGATTGACTTTAATGGTTCAGGTCAGTTACTGCTCCGCAACTACTCTGGAGTAATTGAGTTACTAAACCACACAGACGATAGTGCCGATGGCGACGTTTGTATTGACATGGCTTCTGGCGTAGTCATAGTACGCGATAGTTGCACTGCTGGCTTCTTCCCCATACGTGGGATTGCAAGAGTACAGGACGAGTCCACAGGTACTTGTGACGTTAGAGACTTAACTGTTAACCAGCTCGTAAAGACAAACGCGACTGATCTAGAAATTATTAACCAAGGTATTAAGAACGCTTCACTATTAATACCTCATACCACAGATTTACCATCTTAACACTAAAGGATTAAACAATGGCTCGAATAAAGCATCCAACAAGCGGTCGCTCTTTAGGGAGAAGCCGTATTGATTCGCCGTCTAGAGATACTATTACAGATGATGGCACTACCTTAGTGTCTGTAGTTGATGGTGAACAAATTCAAATTGAAATTACAGTAGGATGGATTACTGATTTATCTTCTGCAACTATTATCGCAAAAGTGGTAGAAGGGGCAAATGATGGAACGGGCGCTGTTCCTACTACTGCACAACCTGCAGGACAAGTAATTACATTACCTATTATTGACTCTGTAACTACAGATAACAAATTTAAACTTGTAATACCTGAAACACTGATTGATTCATGGGCGCAACAGCCAACAGTAGACAAGCCTGTTTACGGCTTTTTAGGTCTCGAAATTGATGACGGTGGCGCAGGTAATGCAAAACAAGTATGGAAACCTTTACGAGGACTAGTCGAGGTACTTTACAGTCCATCGGAGGCCTAATGATATGTCTTATACTATCACTCTTGATCCTACATCTTACGATCTCGACTTTTTTACTAATGAAGTAAAATTACAAATTGATAGACCTAGTAGTGATGTTAATATCAACATAGATTCTATTGAGTACAGAACAGACTACGATAAAATTAGTTACGAGATTGATCTTGCCAGAGTAGGCGCACAAGCGGCTTTGCCCACTAGCGTTACTTTTGATGATATTACATTAACTGGAATGGCTGGTCCAATGGTTTGGAACGAAACTGAAGCTACAGTTGATTTTCCAGTAAGTTCAGACGTAACTCTTCAAGTAGGTCAGGAATTCCATATTTACGGAAAAGCAATTGAACCTATTTTAAACGGACAACCTGTTATATATGTAGGCGCTCAGGGCGGTCATATACTTATTAAAGTAGCAGACGGTACCGATACAGCAAACACTAATCCAGAGAGAATCTTAGGGTTAGCTACTCAAGACTTTGCAACTAATGAATTTGGTTACGTAACTACTAAAGGAAAAGTTAACGGGATAGACACTTCTGCTTTCAATGAGGGTGATGTTCTTTACCTTAGTAACACAGTTCCCGGGGAGCTTAGTACTACTTTTATTAATAGTACAGAATATCACGAAGTAGTAATGGGCGTAGTATTAAGAACAAATCCCGCTCAAGGTACTATTAAAGTACTTCTAGAGCACGTAAGAGCCCTAGATGAAGTTGCGGGAGTTTCAGCGACTAATCCTCAAAACAAGGATATACTCTGCTACAGGGATTCTACAAATCAATGGGTTAACTCTCATATTACAGTAGAAGCTTTAGGTAGGACTAATGTTCCTGTTTCGTCTATTGGCGTAGCAGGAGACAAAGAAGGACATTCTTCTTTTGATTCAACATACTTATATATTTGCACTGCAGACTACGATGGTGTAACTAATATCTGGAAGAGAATATTATTCTTAGCAGATACTTGGTAATCAGGAAAATTAAATGAAAAAATACTGTATAAACTTAAAAAGTAGACAGGATAGAAAAGACTTATTTTTAAAAAACAATGGAGAAGTATTATCCGATGTTGAGTTTTTTGAAGCCTACAACGGTTATTCTATAACCTACTCAGAATTAAAAAAGTTAAATTTAAAACCTAATCACAATTGGATCGATCCTACTTTTCAAAGAAGGCTTACAAAAGGTGAAATAGGTTGTTTAGCTTCGCATGTAGCTTTGTGGAAAAAGTGTTTAGAGCTAAATGAAAATATTTTAATCCTAGAGGACGACTGCGTAATTAGTAGTACTTTTGATGAAAATAAATTAGAACTACTACTAAGATCGAATTATAACTTAGCTTATCTCGGTTACAATGAAATGTCAGAGGTCCAGCAAGACTTAGGAAGTTATGTAGTTCCGGGGTTTGCCTATCAAACTCACGCTTATGGTATTAGTCCGAAGGGCGCACAGATACTACTAGACGGGCTAGACTCTTTTGGAGGAATACCCGCAGATGAGTTGCTCTCTAAATGTTTTGATACGATAAAACCTATTGCCTTTAAGCCCGAGGTTGCAACTCAGCTAAGCCGAAGACATGTGGGCACTGATGTAGAGTGTCACGGTGATGGCGACTTGTTTCCTTTTGAAAAGCTAAAAGTATTTACAGTAGCTACTGACAAAGACAAGGCGCATAGATTAATTAATTCTTGTAACCACTATAAAATCGATTTAAACGTTCTAGGTGAAAATTTAGATGCGTTTGATATGTCTTCTTTAGGCGGTGGGATAAAAGTTAATCTACTAAGAGAAGCATTAAACGACTGCGATGACGATGATCTCATATTGTTTTTAGATGGTTATGATACTTTTATTGCCCACGAGCTAACAGAGATACATCAACGATTTTTGGCTATGAATGCAGAAATAGTGTTTAGTGCAGAGTTAGTGTGCTGGCCAGATGAGCATTTAGCAAGTGAATTTGAATCTGAAACTAGATTTAAATATTTAAATTCTGGAACGTTTATTGGTCATTGTAAATCTATAAAAGAAATTATAAAAGATCCAATTGATAACACTGCAGACGATCAAAGACATTACACTTTAAAGTATCTGCAAAACAAAAACAAGTTTAAACTTGATACCGAATGTTATATATTTCAAACGAATTTTGATAACGCTGAAATAAATGACAACATGATTTACAACCCTGAAACTAAGTGTTTCTCTTGTATTTATCATGGAAATGGCGGAAATTACGCTATACCAAAACTAGATGAATTGTATTTAAACAAATTTAAAAATAAAACATTTAGTATTAATAAAGGATTAACTTTTTTAAAGCCAGAGGTCAAAGAGCAACTTGATACAGACATGTATACTTGCTCTTTCTTAAGTAAAGAAATGTGTAATTACTTAATTGACCTTGGTGATAAAAATGGAAACTGGGAGCCTTTGCCCGGAGACAAATTCCCTGCTCAAGAAATAAGAGTAGGTGAAATTGGTTTATGGCAAGAGTTTTCAGATATATTTGATGAAGAAATTGGACCTCTTTATGAATCTTTATGGTTTCCAATTCAACATTATGGTTTACGCGATGCGTTTTTAATGCGCTACGCAGTAGACACACAAAGAGATTTACCTCTACATCATGACGCCAGCCTTGTAACAGGCAGTGTGAAGCTCAATGATGCTTACACGGGTGCAAGATTATATTATCCAAGACAAGACGTATGCAACACTAATGTACCAGTTGGGGACATGATACTGTTTCCCGGTCAAGTTACACATGGTCATACTTGTGAAAGGTTGTTAAGTGGAGTTAAATACAGTCTAACTTTTTGGACTAAACGATCTCCTAATGACCCATAAATTACCCCCGAAAGGGGGTTTTTTACGTTAAAAAAGTGAGAAAAACTACGTATCTATAATGAGAAATATCTTAAGAGAGGCTTTATGAAACTTGATGATAATTGGTATCCCGAGTACTTTGATTGGTATTTAAAGTGGGCGGCATCCATTATTATACTAATGTCGCTAGCTATGCGCTCTGCTGGTCCTGAATACAGGGTATTTGACCTTATGTTCGGGTGGGTAGGCGTCGGCTTGTGGTGCTGGGTGTCAATCATCTGGAAAGATCGAGCACTTATCATGCTCAATGTTGTATCATGGTTTCTACTTACTGTGGCTATATTAAAGGAATTTTCCAAAAATAAGCCCTAAAAAAGTGAGAAAAACTATGTATCTATAATGAGAAAATAAAATCTCAAACTAATTAATCTTAATCTCTATAAGGAATATACTTATGAAATCTCTTGTTAACACTAAAATCTCTTTTGTTGATGTCCACTTAGGTATTCTGATGGGTCTTCTCATCTTAGGAATCTATGGGTCTCATCTTCAAAACGAGCAAGCAATTCTTGAAGCTGAAGAGAAGATGGCTCAACATGAATTTATTGAGCCTTCAACTCCCTCAGTTTTTATTGAGTCACTTACGCTTGAAGAACCTTATGAAGCAGAAGCACAGCTAGAAGAAATTAATGAAATGAACAATTACGACTTTTGTATTGAAGTCGTAAAAGAAGATTTTCAAGATCACTCTAGTGAAGTGCAGGCTTATGCTATGGAACTCTGTGATATTTGGAATGAACTTCCATCTAATTCTTAAACCTAAAATATGGGGATATACCTATGCGAACTTTTACTAATACTGTATTTTTTCTATTTGTAATGTCGTCACTTTTAACTTTTCTTGTTACAGATTTTTATCACCAAAAAGGCCTTCGCTCAATGTGTAAACTTGAACGAATAGAGCATCATGTAAGCCGATTAACAATGGATCGTTATGAGCGCTTTATGAACACCTTAGAGCTAGCACAATCCGCTTACAACGAACCTGAAAAGTCTTGTAAGTGGTATCAGTAAGGAGATGGCTAATATGCTTCTGTATCACGGTTGTTCTTTAGATGATATCGATTCTGTAATGAACGATATTAAAATAACCCCTCGTGGGTTTCACATGACTCCCGATATTAATATCGCTAGGGGTTATGGTCGTGTTATCTGCTTTGAAGTAGGTAACTTTGAATGTCATGTCGGCACTGTTAATAAAACAGGTGATGTACAGGAAGATATCGCTAGCGGTATTGAGTATGTACTAAAAAATGAGCGTCATCTAAGATCCTTTTATAAGGCACTAGAAGATGTTTACAATACTGGTCTTTAATCTTAACTAAACCTAAATAAGGAAATTCTTATGAAAACTTTTGATTTTGAGGTTCTTAACTCTGTTGTTGACTCTGTAAATGTATCTGCTGATATCATGTATGATACCACAAGCATTTATGGCTTTGAGGATGCAATTGCTATGGAAGCAAAGTACCAATTGTATTGTCGTTTAACTGATGTTAAAGATTACCTTGGCTTGTCTATAGAAATGCTTACGTCTCTCGTAGACCGTTTATATAGCATTAACAAGGATTTGTTTATTAACCAAGCATTGTCTTCTTTTGAGGAGGCATACGCATGAGTATTACACCCGAGCAATTTGAAAAAATGACTTTACGTCAAAAAGCATTTTATCCTTTTACCGATATGGAATGGCAAAGACTCTCAAGAGATCAGAAAAAGAGGGTTTTCTTTGCTAGACATAAATTCACAACAAAGGAAAAAGCTAGTGGTTAACTATGTTGTTTACGATAGCTATGTTAAACACAAAAGGCTATTCGGTAAACCTAAGACTAATCTCATAGAAGGGCTAAATAACAAAGCTTATGGCAGAGTTATATTTGATTATTTCTTTTTAGAATTTATAAATTCTTTTGGAATAAAAAGCTTCATCGAGGGTAGACTTTATCGCATAGGCCCTTTAGCGTTTTTAATTGGAAAAGCACACGGTTACTCTAATTTCCCATATGGAAGAAAAGCAGTAGCTTTTGGTTATTTCGGTAAAAAACATTTTCGTTTAATTGTTCCAGCTTACGATTCAAGTTACTTATCAATACGACTATCCTTTAAGGAGATCCCTAATGACTGATATATCTGAGTTTGTTCCACAAGTAGACGAGTTCACAGAAATGAGAACTCAAATAAGTTTTGAAAGAGAAGGTATTAAAAATTCTCTTGTAAACCGAATTGGTATTGTTAATGATACTGCTGAACGAGGCATCCCGTGTACTCAAAACGGAATGCGTTTGTTAAAAACCCAAGTTGCAACTATCTTTAGTCTTCTCGAGAAGCTAGAGGATTGTGACTTCCGTGTTGACGGTATCAACGAGGCTGAACGAATCCAAAGGAAGAGTCAAGCCTAACCCCTACCCCCTGCGCTATGCAGAGTTTAATTTGCTTATTTTGTGATATTGATCACACTATAGGCTTATTAAACTTTGTATAGTGCAGGGGGTTTTATTTTATTTTTTTAATAGTTTTAAATTACTATTAATAAATACAAAAGGAAAATAAATGCGAGATCAAATTATTGCGAGTCTGTCGGAAAGACTACTCACGACTAAGGATCGACGTAGCCATGTACATTGGCTTTGGAAGCACTTAGACAAAGATTTTGATACAGCAATAAAGGAAATTTATAACTTAGTTGTAAGCAAGGTTACAATGGGAGTTATACAAGGGGCCTCAATGACCTCTGTAGCCGTTTCTATCGGCTCTTCAATACGAATGCACTTTAACGAAGAACCTGTTGAAGAGGAAACTAAAAATGCAGTACATTGTGGCGTTAAAATTTTAGAAGCTTTTTGTAATAAAGATTTCCCAGAAAGAAAGATAAATTTGTTAGACATTAAGCTTGTCAACAAAGGAAGATCCTCCAAGTCTAATGAGAATGCACTTTATGCTCTTGTTTGCACAAACTATGATTTATTAAACGAAATAATTGAAAGTGAAGACATTGATAATTCACCTGAATTTCCGTTATTAAATCCTGCCGCGCCTTGGACTTCCCATTATCACTCTGGATTAAAGGCACCTATAATCAGAGGTGCATCAACTTCTACACTGAAAACTATTACAAGTCGTTCTGCAAAACCTGTTTATGATGCTTTGAATAAACTTCAAGACACAGCGTATTCTATTAATCAAAAGGTATTCGAAGTTTATAAAGCCTTATTAGCTACTCAGTCAAAAGACGAACTGCTCAAAAGAAACTATAAGCCTTCTGATTTATCCCCATTTAAACATGACAAAGAGGAAATGGTGGCTAGTAGAGCAGGTATGTTTTTAGAAGCGGAGTTTATTAAAACAATTGCTAATAAAATGGGAGACAAGGCATTTTATCAAGCATACAATTGTGACTTTCGTGGTCGAATTTATCCAATGACTCCGTATTTAAACGAGCAAAGCTCAGACAATGCAAAAGGGCTAATCCAGTATAAGGAAGCAGTACCTCTTGGAGAAAACGGAGGCTACTGGTTAGCGGTTCATACTGCAAATTGTATTGGCGAAGACAAGCTAAAGTTAGACGACCGAGTTAGTTATGTAGAAGAAAACATAGAAGAAATAATATCATGGGCTTCAAACCCTTATAAAAACAAAGGGTGGATGGAAGCCGACAAACCATGGTCAGCTCTTGCTTGTGCTTTTGAGTGGCAAGCGATACAGGACTGGCAAATTATCGGAGGTAATAAAATTGAATGCTATAATTCTAATGTTCCTATTTTTATTGACGGTTCTAACAACGGGGTCCAGCATCTTACTGCCCTTTCTCTAGATGAAGAAATTGCACCGTTAGTTAATTTAGTTCCAACAGAAATACCCGGCGATGTTTATATGTATGTTGCAGAAAAAACATGGGACGCGCTGGATAAATTAGATAAAGAACTAGGGGATCATTCTGTTAAAAAAGAATTACCTAGGCTCTTAAAAGAAATAAAAGGAATTAAATTAAAAAGAGAAATAGCAACAACTAAAGAAGCTAAGGATTTAGCTTTTAAAGAGTTGGATGAGTGGCGTAAGTTAAACAAAGAATTTGACAAGCTTATATTTATTCCATTTTGGCAACTTTTAAAAAACGACCTTAAGCTTCAACGCAAGACTGTAAAAAGACCCGTAATGACTTTGGGTTACGGTGTAACTAGACAAGGTGTTCGAGATCAAGTGTTTGATGATACTAAAACATTAAATGAAGATCTTAAGTTTAAAGACAAATCATGGTCAAACCCTTTTGGCGATTTACTAAGAGAAACCATGATATCTAGGCTTAAAGGGCCAGCTAGTATGTTAGCTTTGTTTCAGCAATTAGCAGAAAGAGCTAACGAAAAAAATGAGTTCTTGTCATGGCGAGTTCCAACTACAAACTTTCCAGCAGTTCAAGAATATCTTAAAACTAAAGAAGTTCGCGTTCGCGTTCGATTTTGCAAATCAAATAAAGGTAAAGGTATACAACTAACTATACAGCCTAAAGAAGACGGTAAACTAGACCGTAGAAAGCAAGCGACAGGCGCGGCACCTAATATTGTTCACTCATTCGATGCGGCACACTTAACATTGATTGTGAACAATTCTGACTTTGTAGTTACTACTGTGCATGATAGCTTTGGTTGTCATCCCGGTAATATGAATGAACTTTTCCGAGTAACCCGAGAACAATTTATAAAGTTTTATGAGAGTGATCCATTATCACAATTGCTTGCTCAAACTAATTCTCTAGACTTGTTTCCGGATCGAGGAAATTTAAACCTTAATGAAGTCTTAAAATCAGACTT